GGCATACTTGAATTATAACCTCCGAATTTATAGAAAAGTAAATATCTTAAAGCCCCTATACCATGATCATCCTTTTTTTCCCCTTCTTCAGAGTTCTTTCTTTTTTTCCAGTTCAACATTTCATTTCTCAGAAATTTACATTTCCTTGATATATAAAGTTTAGGTCTTGGAGAAGAGGAAGGTCTTAACCATTTTCTTACCAATTGAGTACTTTCATAAACTCCACATTTTACCGGAACTTCCCTTATGCCATGATCTCTCATTGTTTTTCTATCTGAAGGATTTTCAGGATCACAGCACCATACTCGAGGTTTATATTCTTTGTTCATTTTATTCCATGATCCCGTTTCACTACACAGTTCCTCCGCTGTCCTTTCGTATTCCACCAATTCATCGAAAACATAAACCGTATCAGAACTATCTATTTGAGCAAAGAGTGTAACAATGGGATTGCTAAAACCAAAGTCCTGACAGGCATCTATGGGTAAATTATAGTTAATTTGATAATCTTCCATTATATGAACATTTTCATTGTATTGCGGGAACATTCTACCTGATTTTACTGGTCTTTCACACAACCACTCACTGTCGAATGTATTACAGTCGAGAGTGGTAAATTTCTTCCAGACCTCTTCTATTTGATAATGACCATCTGACCGCTTGGCCTTGCCCTGACATTTATCTGCAAAACTCTCTTTCTTTCCTTCTTCGTTATACCGGACAATCTTTTCACATTGAGAACAATCTGAGAAGTGACATTTTCTTATTATTTCCCATATACACCAGGAATATATCTCAGTAAAGGGCATAAGGCCATCGTTAATATTGTCTATTAACTTCTGCATTGAGCCGGTAGAGATTTCACTATCTTTTCTTGTGGAGTCCAGAATAATCTGAGATTTATACATGTCGCTTGCATGGGGCATAGAGAAACCCTGTTGAAGAATATTCCACCGGATAAGGTCTGTTTCGTCAAAGAATACGATGTTAGGATGAGGGGAATTTACACCTGTGGCAGTTCCTACGACTATTTCAACCTTTGCACCATTCTTGTATCTCGAAACCTGCATTATTGAATTAATTACTTCGTTGTAGAGAAAATTCTTATTGTGAAACTCCTGAATATAACTGTAACACTTGTAAGCCTGGTCACTTATAGCCCCTACGATAGCAGACTCTATACCAGGTTTGAATTTTATGTTTAAAGCGTTGATTATAGCAATATCCTGAGTCTTACCGCTATCACGGGAGGCCAATACTACTTTATTATCTTCCCCTTTATTAAAGAACATATCTGAAATAAATTCAAAAGGGGATCTATGATGAGGGCATACTGCTTTAGTGGCTATATGAAAACCTAAAAACTCTTCTATATACCAGAGTAATTGTTCATCACTCTGAGGTTTTTGGTTCATCAATAGGAGTTTTTTCTTTTCTAACATCTCGCCAGAGTTCATCTAATTCATCCTTTGTGAGAGTAAGATTTCTTGTGTCAACTTCCAGTTTACCAAAGTGTTCTATTTCCTGTTTGTCTTTAAATTCTTCAGGGGCGATATTACTAAGATAATATTTTATAGCTGAAATATCAACGGGAACATGCTTTTTTGTTTTTCTAATTGTATGAGGTTTCATTCCTTTTGTTATCTTGAATTTACCTGTGGGTTTACCATCTTTATCTAATATTGGTTCTTTTGTTTCCTCATATTTCCCTATTACCTCCTCCTCTTCTATGAAATAGCCCTCACATTTTTTAAAAAGAAAATCTTTTACCTTTTCCACTGATTTTTCCCTTGATTGCTTTACCGATTCAGAATATTCAGGATATTTCTTCATATATTGACAGAAGGTTTCCTGCGAAATAAGAAGGTCGTTACAGACCTCTTTTGCAGTATATCCTTTCCTAAAGAGCTTTAAGGATTTTCTACGAAATTCAGGAGTAAACTTACTTACCGACATTTAATCACCTGCTTTCTACAATCTTCTCTTTATAATATTTTACTATATAATTTCTAACAATATGCCTATTAGTATTATATCTTTTCCCTATCTCTGAATAATTTAAACCTTCTTCTTTTAATTTTAACCATTGTGGTAAATTTTCTATATATTTCCTTCGATTTAAACAAATTTTTCCTTGTTTTAATCTACTTTGATTTTTTCTTTGTTCCTCTGTCCATTTTTTTCCTAAATTAGCCTTACGCCCTATACTTTTTATTCCTATTCTTTTTCTAGTTTCTTTTGAAACTTTATGGTTCATAAGGGTTTGACTAATTTTCTTTTTTACTTCTTCAGTTTTTTTATTTAATCCCTTTTCTCTTCTTGTTTTATTCATTTTTTCAACCTGTTCTCGTGGTAATTTTCTTCCTGTATTTATTATCCTATTTGCCTCACCTATTCTTTTTCTACCTTCTTCAGATGGGATACTTCTTTTTGCTTCTCTCGAAATATTATATCCACAAAAAGGATTAGTAACATTATATTTGTCCATATAATATTGTTCTCTCTCAGTTAAATCTTTTTCTTCACAATATTCTAACACTTCCCACCTGAAAGCCTCACTGCCATATTTATTAAAGGCTTTTTGAAGGTGATTATTGAAATGTTTATTTAATTGTAAATCTGAAAAATGTTGATTTTCTCTATTATAAAGATTTATAGCATGCCCAATATACATTTTCCATTCATTAACAATGATTGCATATATACCCGATTCTAATATTTTTTCTTCCATACGAGAAACCCCCTTTAAAAATTCAGGGACTCTTCCAACCTCTCCATTCTGTTTCCATTTCTGCAACAAAAGGGTAGAATGTAAGAAGTTGAAACAATCCCTAAAATAATTAAACCCCTTTTGTTGCTAAATCTAATTATAGCATATATCAGTAGGGATATAAAGGATTTTATCTATATTTGTAAATTTACTTTTCGCCATTTAATCACCTACTTTCATATATCTCCATATTCATCAGTGCTATATCAATCCATATAAATTCTTTTTAGTTCCCTTCTCAGTTCCAAGATTGGCGTTATGATTATCAAAGATTAAATCTGAAAGTTTCATTTATTTATCCCTCTTATCTATCAGCTTAAACTTATATTCTTTATTTTCTTTTGGATCATAATCGTCCCTATATTCTAAAAATCTATTCTGAAATTGACTATAATCAACGTCATGATGCCATCTGTTATATCTCCATACCACTTTTACACAGTCAGGATGATTTCTTCTTAAACTCTCTGCAAATTCCCTTCTCTTATCTCCTGTATTATAAATAGTATCGGTGTTTCCACCTTTCATTGTTAAGGTTGTTTGTTTATTAACATAAAAGGCGTTAAACAGGATAGTATTCCACCCTATTTTTAAACACCTTAAAGATAAATCCGTGTCCTCATTATACCTTCCTCTCCACCGGAACGGGATTTCATGATTAATCAGGAGATTAGAATAAATCCTTGTGTTATACTGAAAAGGAGGTTTCCCTATTTCGGGAATAACAAAATACCTATAATTCATTCCCGACAATGCAATCTTTTTAAACCTATCGGTAAAATCTTCACAAATCAAGAAAGGAAGAACAGTATTACATTTAATTCTTCTATTATTATTAAATCTAAATAATCCTGATATGTTATCATCTAAAATCCAATGTTTTTTATGTCCTTCTTTTATAGCAGTTTCAAAAACAAAATTCCTAACAGGGATTCCACCTTGACCTCTTTCGCTGAAATTTTCAGGGGCTATAATAATATTACTTTCATTTATAACTGCTGAGTATTGAGGAAATTCTTTAGGTTCTACCACAATTCTATATTCAGCGTTAAGATTCTCTAACATTTTTACAGTTTGCCGACTCTCCCATCTGCCCTTAGAAATAATAAATATAGGATATTTAGTTTTCTTCTTCTGTTTGATATTCAAGATTCTTAGAACCTCCCCAATGTTTCTTTAATGGGTACCATGTAGTTTTTATGTTTTCTTTACAATTTGCACCTTTAAAAATGCCTGTGGTTTTATATACTTCTTCCTCCAATAATCCTTTTAACTCCTCAAAATCCTCTACAGTTGCACATTTAATTACTACCATTACTTCAGGCGGTTTCCCCTCTTCATTCTCACATTCAGGCATATTGTTTTCCTGTCATAATTCATTAATCAATTCTTTTTTTGACTTTTCATCCTTCTCCAATTTCTCTAATTTTTCCACATCAGGATCATTATTAAAATTCTTATCAAAATAATCAAATTTAATATCAGGGATTTGAATTTCCTGTAGAAGCTCAGATAAGTCAAGTCCTTCTAATTCAAAAAACTCATACAGGCCGTCTCTGTCAACTTTTGCATAAATAGAGGAATATATTAAAAGATATTTACTTGCCTCTTTTCTTGTTTTACATTGAATAAAGTTTGCAGGGAAAGTATCAGGAACAGAATAACCTTCCTGCTCTAAATTAAAGAGAAGTTTTACTCTGTGATGTCCATCAAGTAAGTATATCTCCTTTTTGTCCTGCCATACATTAAAAGTTTGGATAAAATTGTTTTCAAGCAAACTCTTCTTTAACTTCTCATATTCAGGTTTTCCTATGTCCTTAAGATTTTCTGATTGGAGGAACTTTAGCTCTCTCCATTTTACCGGTTCGGTTTTTACTACTTTATTTGTAATTGTTTTCTGCACTTCCCATCACTTCTTTCTTTAAATTCCATTTTTGTCTTTTCTATCTCTTCTTTAAAATTACTATCTCTTTTCCTCTCAGAATAAAGTAAATCCTCTGAAATGTCAAGAATAATACAGGTTTGCATGATATTATACCCTTTGATGTAGAAGTTTCTTCACATTCAACCAAGCTTGCTTTAAAACGAACTGAGAACAGCAAACAAAGTGCAATCATTCTGCTTCACATTCAACCAAGCTTGCTTTTAAACCCGTCTCTTTACAGACAGTCTTAGTCGCTTCCGGTATCTTATCTCCATCCTTAAAAATGGTAGGATTTAAGTTTTCCAGAGTCTCCACAGTCAATCAGCCTAACGACCGAATTTGCTATTTGCCTACAAAATAGCGACTGCAAGGCGTGTGACCACCTTAAAATAATATTAAATTTTCAACATTCAATTTCTTTTTTCTTTTCTGTCGAACCCCCGTATTTTTTACATTATCAGGGGTAGACTGTATAATATTTGCCATAGAAAACATATCTTTTATAACTGGCTGTTTTACTTTATCTTTTATTACTTTTCCATTCCTAAAGCCTATAGAACTAATTACCGGATTTTCTTCACTTTCTTTCCTTAATCTTTCCATCTCTATATCGTGAAGTTTAATAAATTCCGGGAATTTTTCTTCACAGGCTTTATAGTTATATTTCCATACTTCTTTTTTCTTTTCGTCTATGGTAGTCATGGCATTTTGAATTAAATAGGCAGAATACAGATCTCTTTGAACCATCTTGACCTCACCGTTTATAATTAATTCATTCCATCTCTGACTTAATTTTTTCTTATTATACTGACCGTTTAAGTGATTAAACTGCGAAGGTTTTAATTCTTTCTGGTTTACTTTTTGACAGAACCCCTTCAGGTAATGAAGTTTATTCTGCAATATTGTAAGGAATTTTGCAGGGGCTTTCTTTGCAAGGCTTTTACCATATCTTTTTTTCTTCTTTATCTTTCCTGTTTTTTCATTTACTTCTGTTTTTTTAGCCCTTTTCTGTAAGCCCTTAAAATTCATATCTTCCATAAGAAAAATATCTCCAAGAGGCAACAGTTTATTAACTAATTCGTAATGGCAAATTTCTCTAATTTTTGCCTGTTTTCTTTGCATATTCTTTAATTGAAGCTGTGCCTTTTTACATCGTTTAGAAATAACCCATTTGTCTCTATTGCCTTTTTTATATGTTCTATTTTCGTTAAATTTATTCGGATTAAGTTTTTCTTTTGACCTGCCTATGTATCTCTGTATTCTCCTTATCTTCTTTTCTTCTATATTCACCCTATCGGCTAACTCCACCACTCCAACCTCTGTATTACTTGAATATGCGGCGGTCTGAGTTCCCAAATCAATACCTACAGGCCCAACTCCAAGCGAAACAGAAACTTTATCTTTTCTTTCTTTTTTAGGAGGACAGCCTTCTAAAACCATTTGCATAAAATAACGTCTTTTCTGTCCTATATACTTTCTTTGAAGGCTTATATTGCATTGTTTGTAAGAAGTTAAACATTCTTCGTCATATTTTGTTTTTATCATTATCGGTATAAGTATTTCTTTCTTATTCTTATGCTTACCAATACTAAGGCATAATTTATACCCATCCTCTTTGTTGCCATTAACAAGAAGATCCCCTTCATCAGCATAAGGATTGGTATATGTAAAGTCATCTGTATATTTCAAAAATGTTATTTTCTTACCATCGTGGTATAGTAATTTATCCATAGCCTTTATAATACGTTCCTGAATTACACCTAAGTTGCTGGCTGTCATAAATCTTTCATAGAAAGGAGTTTTATTCCTTAATCCGGCAATGGGTCTATTATAGAAGGTATTTTTATTTTTTTCGCTTATGCATACTTCCCATTTTTCATACAATTTTTTATATAACTTCTTTGACTCAGTTAATTTTTTTGAGTCTTTTTCATCTTTAGCCTGTTTATATAATGCCTTTACATTTTTATATTCTTCAGTCTCTACCATTTTCAAATATCTTTTTTTATAAACATGAGCAACAAGGTAATTGTATATTTGTTGAAATACCTTAAATTTTTTATCTATCAGGTGTTCTTGCCACATCTCAGTTTTTAATGGCAAGGTAACCGTAAAGCAGATTTTTTTCTCTCCTTTAATTTTCTTCTTCTTACTCATAAAACAACTCCCTGGAAATATTAAAGGCACTCTCTAAACCACCGCCTTACTTCCTGTTTTGTCGGAAACGGGGAAGGCGGCAAGTTTAGACAATGCCTTAAAATAATTAATCCCGTTTCCGACATTTTCATTATAGCATAAAAATACAATAAAAATCAATGTTTTTTTTCTTTCTTATTACTCTTTTCCTTTACTTTTCGTTCCTCCCTCAAAGAAATTAGTTGATTAAGTTTAAAATTAAGATTTGCAATATCAGTTTTTATATTATTATTTTCTTTAATTAAATATAAAATTAAAAAACTAAACACCGATTCTGGATTAGTTACATGGTATTTTCTAATAAATCCCTCTAATCGTTGGATCATTTCTTGCTTTGTAGGTTCTGGCATACTCCAATATTCCTCGCTTTCTCTATATAATAATCATATTTTCCACAATCATCTTTTATCTCTTTCCATTCCTTTTCTCTTCTTATTTTTTCTTTCTCTATATAATAATCATAACTCCTTAACTTTACTGGAAATTTATATTTTTCCTCTAAATCTTTTTCAACCTCATTCTTGCAGTTTTCACAGAAATAAGCCTTTTCTGCACCTATATCACAGATGTATAACTTCACGGTTTTGTTAGTTCCACAATCCAGGCATCGAAGGCATCTATTCAATTCTAAGGATAATATTGGATATAACTTTTCCGTTATTAAATCCGGTCTTTTATAAGATATTGCTAATTCAGTTATCAAAGGTTTTTCTTCTGGCTTTATATCAATTTTCATATTGGTTAGATTACCAAAAAATTCCCCATTGTAAGAAAGATTTCCTTTTACTTCAGGTTTTCTATTCTTTATTTTCTTTTTCCATTTACTGAGCCGGTTATACTTTTTCATAGATATTCTCCTTTTCCTCTTATATTATCCAATGTCTTTCCGGGTCTAAAGTTATTTCTTCTTTTATTAATTCATCTCTTTTCATAATTACCAGAGTATTATTCATTTCTTCTATTTTTACTATTTCTCCTATCTCGAATAAATCATCATCCTCTTTAGAGTCTATATCTAAGTAAACCTTATTCTCAATCTGCACGTCATAGCAAATATAATCTTCAACTAATCTTCTATTCAGTATTATTCCGTATTTAGCTTCTTTTATGTTATAGAAAAATTCTATAATATTTTTAAGCGTAACACCAGGTTCTATTTCAGAAGAAAGAAAATTCTTAACCGCTTCATGCCATTCTTTTATTTCATCTCCGGAAGGATTATACCCTGCCTCTTTCTCAAATTCAAACGTTTCTAATTGCTCTACATATCCGTATTTCTCGTATATTATTCTAAGGTTGGCATTACTTAAGTTAATAGCAATTTGCTTAATTAATTCCTGTTCATTCATAATTACTATCCTCTCTTCTTCCTCTTATTCTGATATTTCTCAATATTAGTACTACCTATGTATTTCAAGAGTAAATTACATTCCATGCATCTAACTTCAATATACCCGGGTTTAAAGTCAGATTCTTCCTTTCTGGTCAAAAGGTGTTTACAGAATTTCTTTTTTAACATTTCCTGAACCATTACCATCTCTCCTTTGCATTGATTTTAAATCCTCTCTTAGTTTTTTTTCACAATCTGGGCAGATACTTCCAGAGGCTTCTTGTAACATGATAGCCGGCCCATTTTCCCATTCCCCCGTATGAATATTTTGAGTTCTATGACACCAGGCACATTGCTTCATCTCTCTTTAATCCTGTAAATAAACAGGATCACTTCCCTCCTTTATTTCTTTACCTCCGTTTTTATAGTATTCTTTTATTATCATATTAACGTGATTTTCGTTTATTAATAATTTGCAGATATAATCACATTTAATACATTTCATTTCAAGTTTCCCGGTTATACTCCCTATTTTATACTTAAAGTTTTCCGTTGAAATAGAGGACTCAAGGCAAATCATCTTCTTATTGCATTTCTGACATGTTAAAGTAGGGATATTAGCACAGGTAATAATATCTTTTGCTTCCTCTCCTGCTTCCTCCTTCGCCTCCGCTTTTAAATGAAAGTTTTCTGCTTCTGTCAGCCGTAATCTCATTAACGTATCTATAAGTTTATCCTGAAGGTCAGATATTTTATCTCTCAGTTTTTCTATTAATTGTGATTGTGTTATAAAATGGTCAATATTATCCATCTTTTATTCCCATACCTTCCTTTTGCAATAACCATCTTTCCCTCTAAAATATTCAAAATATGCAGGGGCTTCTTTTGCCATTATTTCAAATATTTCCCTTGCAATTTCCCGTATCTCCCATTGTGCCTCTATCTGATTTCTTAAACAGCAGAAATCTGATATTGCCTGAAAATTTCCACTTACAACTAACCGGGTCTTACAGGCGTTTGGCAGTATCATCCTACAGTCCTCTTTCGGTATTCCACTTGAAATCAAATTATCATATACTGCCTCAATAGTTTCCAGGCAATCAAGGAAATCCTCAAAAACCTTTCCTCCCTTTTTTTGAATACTTTCAGGAATTACATACTGATCTGTATCGGGAGAAGTTTTAAATTTAACATAACGTTGGCTCTCCTGCGTGTAATTTAAATGGATATGCCTCACCAATTGATTACCACAAGCCCTTGAGCAAAT